CAACGAAGTTAATCAGGAAGTAACTCTTGCTGGTGCTGGTACAGCTACAACTACACAGACATTTCTTCGTGTCTTTCGTGCTTATGTCAGCGGATCACAAGCACCTACTGGCAACCTGAACATCACCAACGGTGGGACGACATATGCTCGTATTAGTCTTGGTGAGAATCAGACGCTAATGGCTCTGTGGACTGTTCCTGCTGGGTACACAGGATTTTTAGATCATGTCAACATTGCTACTGGTACGACTAACGCTAACCAGTACGTCACTGCTCAAATTGTGCAACGTACACAGGGTGGTGTGTTTCGAGTTATGATGAAACAGACCCTTGGTTCTGGTGGCATTGCAGATTTTCTTATACGTTATCCTATTGCAGTATCTGAAAAGACAGACCTAGAAGTAAGAGCAGAATCTTCTGGATCAAACAACCTTATTTCTGCAAACTTTTCTATGGTGTATATCAAGAATATTTCTGCATAAGGAGAGCGGTCAATGGAAGGAGCGATTGATTTACGCTTGGTCGTAACTCTGGGTGGAATACTGTTTAGTGTTGCGGGAGCATCGGCTGTAGCTAAGATGCAGATTAAACAATTAGTAGATAAACTAGACGACGTAGAACAGCGTTTAAGAAAGATGGATGGTATGTATGATAGGCTGCATACTTCTACAGAAACCCAAGAACAAAGAATTAGTATATTAGCTAAGATGGCAAGTCCAGAAAATCTCAGGCGAGATCACATGCAGTTATCTGAAATACTAACAACTATCAAAAATTTAGAAAAAAATTATGACCGGCTTTATGCCATGCACAACGGTAAACATCCGCCTGTGTCAGACACAAGAAAGGCAGACTAATGGTTTTAGGTATTGCAGACTCCGTAATTGGAGTTGCTGGAAAAGTTTTAGATAAGTTTGTAGAAGATAAAGACTTACGAAAGAAATTAGATCATGAGCTAAAAACACAGTTGGTGTCTCTTGATCTTGCTCAAGCACAAGCGAACATAGAACAGGCGAAGCACCCCTCTATCTTCGTCAGCGGAGCTAGGCCAGCTATCATGTGGATATGTGCCTTTGTATTGGCGTGGCAGTTTATCGTAGCTCCGATAGCTAGCTGGGCCTTTGCTATCTGGTATCCTGTTGTCGAGCTTCCTGCGCTGGACACACAGGCACTCATGACACTTCTTATGTCTTTACTTGGACTTGGTGGAATGAGATCATTTGAGAAGATGAAGGGAGTGGCTAGAGAAAACTTGAAAAAATAAAATCAGTATCCATGTATTTAGAAGCGAACGCTTATAAAAAGGTTCGTATTAATCAATGCTAAATAAAGAGGTTGATATGTATATCAAGTATTTTTCCACACTGCCTTACGACTATCCGTCTTACCCTGAAGCCCTCATGAAAAAGTATGAGAATACTTATAAAATTTCAGAGAAGGTTATGAATAAGTATAAAGAAGCAGCGATAGAGCAGAAGCTAGAAACTATAAAATTTCAGCGCGATGCTCTTGATGAAGAGATTGTAAAGTTAGAAATGCAGCTATATGATATTACCGAAAAGCAGGACCATAAGCCCACAGAGCAATAGAATGCTTTTCATTATATAGAACAGGCTTCACACGATGCCAAAGAAAAGAGGGGAAGACAACAATGCTTCCCTTCTTTTTTAATTCAGGGCAATCAATAACACGTTTGTGATAAGACTTAGAAGGCTTGCCCCAGCTAAACTGAAACTCACCCCCTTCGTAATTATCATTTAAAGAGACGACCAGCGAAAGCTTTCTAACTTTGGCAGGATCAAATGAGTTCTCTATATCCATGTGCCAGCCGTAGTGACCAGTCTCGTAGTACGTAGAGAACTGCATAACTTCTGCTGAGTGTATGTCAAAATTCCAACCAGCCTCTTTATTGGCAAGAATAATACACTTGTAAAATACTTCAGTAAGTTCTGGATTATTTATCCAAGCTACTCTGCTATTTCTGACAGTTGTGTTTACAGTGTCTTGATCTATAAAACCATATTCATGATTTGTTTCTTTACCAAGTCGAACAAGGTTATCACAAAACTCGTCCGACAGAGCACTCTCACTTTTCCAAACTTCTTGAATATGCATTTCGTATTTCTTCTAGTGTTCGATTACAGCCAACACAATAAACTTTTTCTGAGTCTAACTTACAAACCTTAATGCATTTTCTCTTTTCGAGAGAAGAGCCATTTTCTTTCGACGTACTCATAGTTATCGCTCTCTTCATTACGACTAAGAACAACGGCACCATTCGATGTGTGAAACTTTTCTGCCATGTCTGTCTTAGGGCTAAGAGTTACAAAACGATCTACTGAAGGTCTGTGTTTTTTAATATCGTGGTAAGTATCAAAGAGTATTTGCCTACCTGCTCCACGCGCATACGACCATAAAGTATAAAAGACAGCGATGTTTCTTGTGTTTTCTTTGGTAGAAAAATTAGATAGTTCTTTGACTGTTATGGGAACTGAAGAGCACATTGCAGTGCAGCAAACTGCTTCAACGTTTCCAGTAAAATCATTCAGAAGAACATAACCGCGTCTGTCCTCTGATGTTCGAAAGCCATAGCTTAACTCAGGACGAACAGGATCGTCGTCAATAACCCATGCCGTTTCCTGAGTTAAGCTAACTAATGCCATGATTTATTATACTCCGCAGCTTCCACCGTGTCCAGTAATGTCGCATATGTCATGCGTCTCGACACTCTCTTCAAACTCTTCACCCAACTTATCTACGGCCTCAGAGTATGGAACGGATGTTAAGGGTTGCCCGCCCCTACAACCGTCTGGATATACCGTGAAACCACGTAAGCGGTGAGCATAAGAAGCAAGAGTTTCAGCAAAACTATCGATGGTATCTTCATTGTTAAGCTTAGTTCCCCACTTAGGAAGATTAATAGTACTGCTGATAGACATATCGACATAGTCTTGAACGTCAGCTTGGAACTTCATACGACGCTTATAGTCTTCTGCCAGATCAAGAGCGGACTCAATCTTATCAGGAGCAACACCATAAAGATCGATGATCTCCTGTGCTGCACTGTCCACCACATACTGATAGTGCCAGCGATTGCCACCCTTCAGGTACCTGCGCTTGTAAGCGACAGCAAAGATAGGCTCAACGCCTGTAGAAGTGCCAGCCAGAATACCTATTGAGCCGGTAGGAGCAATGGCACGATTAGCGACAGGGCGACTACACCCAAGAGTATTAGCAAAGCTGGAGCTAACGTGATCACTAACTCCTTTGTATACTGATAGCCACTTATGAAGTCCATCCGTAACCTCATACTTTTCCCCTCCCTTGATTAGCCACTCATGCATACCCATCAAACCAAGGCCAAGTCTACGATTCTTCTCTCTAGTCTCGTATACCTTATCGTAAGGAAGTTTGGCTCTGAGAGTACCGCATAGCAGAAACTTAGTAGCAAGCTCTACGCAGTCAGCAAAATCTTTTAGGTCATCAATACGTCCCATATTAATAGACCCAAGATTGCACACGTCACTATCATCTTCAGATGTAACCTCCGTACAAGCATTCCGTAACGTCTCATTTTCCTTCTCAAAGAAATTGAATGAGAACCCCGGTTCTGCGGTAGATAAGGCTTGTCTAACATTCTGCTTAAAAGTATTCCCAACATCACCCGTCTTCCAATAATTAAGAAGCCATTCAGTATCATAGTTGACACTGATGTTTGTCATATCAAGAGGAGCAATAAAGTTAAAGTCCTGTTCTTTAACCTGACCAATGCTGAAACCTGTGTCTCCTACCGGCATATCGTACCAGTTCTTGCTGGTAAGAAACTTATCTACATCAGGATGCTTCCAGTTTAAGCTAGCGTAGATAGCAGACCTACGACTACCACCCTGCATAACTCTGCGACCAATCTCGTTGATCATCTGCATCTTTGGAATAGGACCAGATGCTAGTCCACCTGTACCGTTTAGAAGACGGCCTTCTTCACGATAGACAGAGTAGTCGATACCGATACCACCGCCTGTCATCAGACAGGACTCAGACTTCCAAGAGATGTCAGCCCAATCTTCTCTGGTATCTTCCTCTGCACGTAGCAGATAACAGTTATTAAAGAACTTATTTTCACGTCCAGCATAATAAAGATAACGACCGCCCGGAATAAACTTCAGGTCGGTGATCATACGTTTCAATTCATCTTTATCATCCTTGGACAGATACTCCTGACACACGTCATCAACAAGAGTTGATGCCAGTGCATCCCAAGTCTCACAACCATGATGAGCATACTTATGTTTGAAGATATCTTCGCTGAATTTTGAGCGAAACATGGGGTTCTCATTGCTACGAAACGTAGCCATGTCAGTTCTCCTTTATGTGTAGTTTTAGTTAGGTAGTAGGTTTTAGAGAGAGATTAGAACGCACTACATAGATATGCTTACTACCGTAGTCTTGCTTCTCAACCCAAGCACGAACATTAGTATATCCCTTTTTTGACCAATACTCTTCTATGTTGCTTACAAGCTGATTAGAAGCACTACGAGAAGAAAGGTAATCATGTTTGGGA